GAGTTTACCGGAGTCGCTATCACTGATACCCCTTATCCCATCGGCAAACGCCGTTGAGTTTGGATTTATTGGTATCGGATAACCCTCACCCTCCGGCACGTAAAGATGAGAATCAGTCAAAACAGGGTCGCCGGAAGCAGAATTAAATTTGAAATAAAAATTACCAGTTACCGCATACACACAAAAAAGATAAGCGCTCCCGGCGGCTATATGACCAAAATCTATACTGAAAGAAGTATTACCAACACTGGCCTCCTGCGGCGAACATTCCGCCGGTGCAGTGCCGGACGTAAAACTTAACGCAAAATTCTTCGTCCTTCCCGTCGTCGGTGTTACAGTTACCTTAAACGCAACTTCTGTTGTTGCCATAATCTACTCCCTTGTAGTCCTTCCGGCTCTCGCCGACTGATATTGAAGTCTATTATTGAGATTATCGCCTTCGTTTGAGCCAAAACGGGTATCTGCGCTTCTCACTCCGCCCATCGGTTGGTTGGGATTGAGTCCGCCCCCGCCTATTGCCATCTCATCCAGATACCACGAATCCGTATTAACATTGGCATAATTCGTTAAGTCCCTTCTTATGGCATCGAAGTTAAGTGTTTTGCCCTGCTGGGCAGCCAGGGGGGCGGTCGGAATCGAAAATCCCGTCAGAATCTGCCAGAGCTTATTGAACTGCGCACCAGGCGATAACTGCTGCATAGAATACATCTCCACGCTTATCCGGTAATCGGAGAACTTGCCCCGCTGCTGAAGCTGGTTGTATCTGACCGGTATTCGATACAGTCCCTCTCGCTCTTTTATAGCCCTGATTTCCATAGTCGGGTTCTGCCACAACTCTTCCCCCAGCTTCTCGCCGAGATTGGAAGCAAGGACATTGCCATTCTGGCTCATCTGGTTCGCAATTCTGGCGGCGTTGGACAGCAACATTTCTTCCTGGCCCAGCGTCTTCGCCCGACTCCTGTAGTCGAGGCCGGTAATGCCGCTCTGCTCTGCGAATTGGTTCATCGTTATAGATAAAGCGTCCCATATTTCAGGAACTACCCCGCCGAGCGTCATTTCCTTTATGGGATTAGGTTCGTCAAACTGATACATACCACCGTCTTTTGCGCTCATTCCGGTCTCGCCGTCCTTTTTGTTGGATGCCACCCCGAATTTCTTTAACCTCTCAAACTGGCCCCTGGCCTTCGTAAAGAGCGTGTTTATCGCAGTATCCAGCTCCATCAATCCGTAAATCGGCGGGATTGGTATGGTATAGTTGGGAAAGATTTTATGGTGCAGAACATCGTAAGGGCCGGAAGTCGTCCCTTTATAATCCACCGTCCGCAAAATCTTCTCAAACGCCCTGTGCGGGGGCAGGATAGTTATAATGTCCCTCCATTTCGGCAGCCATAAATCTATAAAACGAGAATATTCCGTCAACTCTCCGTAATATGGCTTGTCTTTTTCTATATTTTCCCTGGGGTCTGTCTCACTCCAGAGCTTGTAGTCCGGCTTGATTTTGTCCGCAAATTCCGGGAACATATCCCTCGCCTCATCCGTAGGAAGAAGATACTCATCGCCTTCAAATTCATACTCCTCACGGTCTTTGGCTACAATATCATAAACGTAATTGCTCCGGCATATCCTTTCGCAATACGGCTTGCCGGTAACGGCGAGATAGCCCGCAAGGCGCTTCGTATCCGCACGTTGAGTTCCGGTTTTTGTTATGCCTTCACTGAACAGCGAGTCGAAAACCACTTTCTTGAGCGTCCTTTCGGCGAATTTCATATCGTTAAGCCACTGGTTGAGGGCAAGCTGGAACGTATAGGCAAACGGCTCATATTCGATATTGTATCTCGGCTTGACTATGAACTTCGGTGTCCCGCCGCAAAGAAAAGGCATCCAGATAGACACGGCACGGTCAATCATATTTATCGGGTGCGGGGTTCTGCCCGAATTAGCTTTTATCTCTTCTGTATAGTAATAAGAGGCGTAAGTTTCAAGCATAGCGGCGTTGTTAAGGTCGGTCTTGTTCTTGTGCCGATAGCAGAATATAATCGCCTTGTTCAGCCGCTTCATAAAATCATTGGTGTTTATTTGAACCATATATCAGAAATCCAGGTAGACTTTGATTCTGTTCTCTTTTTCGTATTGTTCCCGCTCAAACCTCTTCTCAAACCATTCGGAAGTGCCGTAAATATTCGAGGCGAACTCCCTTGCCGCCTTCGGCTGGTCTTGTGCGGCGAGATTACATAAGGCATCGGCAATCACGCGGTCGCCGTGAGCGGCCTTCGCCCCGCCGAAATCCTCAATGCAGCTTGACAGGACTATCTGCTTGCCCTGAAAGATGTAATCTGTCGCCTCACGAAGCGATTCCCTATCGGGATTAACAAATTTTCTGGCGGTCATTTTCGGACGGAAGCACGCAGTCATAGACCCGTTGTAAGATGCGAACAGAGCCAATAGATTATTGGGATTATTCCACCAGCCGAGAATCTGTGACTTTTCGTGCATACCTTTTTTCTCTATCGAAGATTTATAGATAAACGTATATCCCAACTCCCTCACTCTCTTTAAGAATACCTGCCCTATCCCGTTGGCCTCGAAATTAAGCAGCGGCATTACGGATGCGCCGCCCACCCACCGGCCGAGCGCATAGACCTGCTCGGCAAACTGCTCCGGTAAGGTATAAGAGTCCGACCAGCAGCCGACTTTAATTCTCTCGTCCGTATCGAATATCGAGCAGACGGAGTTGGATTGTCCCTGGCCCAGAGATATATCGCCGCCGAGAACGAAATTGTGGTTCTGGGGGGGTCTCGCACCCGCCAAATCGCCCCACCATTTCAATCTTCCCCTGCCGCCTTCGATGAATTTGATTCCCGTTACCTTGTTATTATATATATCGAATACAACCTCTCCGGTTATAGAAGGGTTCTTGACATACTGGTCTAACATCTGGTTGATGGTGGCCTGCGAGAACGGCTTGTCGCCCCCGCCTATGGCGTTGCCGTCAAGGTTCACCGCCACGTCCATAGGGTCTCGTATCTCACATTCGTTGTCATACCAGGGGCTTCGCCACTTGGGCTTTTCGGGATTGCCGCCGTCCGCAACGAAGGAAATCTTTAGTTCGGGATATTTGTAGAGTAATTCTTCTTCGAGTTCCGAATATGTTATCTCCTGCCCTTTTTCGTATTTATTGAAAACTTCAGGAGCAAGTTTCCTGTAATAGTCCATATCCTCGATGATTATTTTGTTTATGTCCGGCGAGAAGTAGAGTCCCCTGGCCTTGAACGGATGTCCCCACCATCCCAAAAAGTATTGGACAGTCCCTTTCCTCGAACCGATTTTATTGAACGGGTGCGATTCGTATTCGGAAGTGCCGAGGAATATCCGGCAGGATGCGGTATCGGTGAGCGTCCTGTCTATCGCCGACGCCTGCGGGTAATCAATCGCAGGAAACTCATCGCAGAAAGACCACGTCCTGCGCCCGCCGCGACCGACATTCTTGACTGTCGCCTCACCGTCTATAACGCTTTCGTTCCAGAGATTTCTTAAATGCCTTTCGGTTCTTTCTATTCCAGGCGTTGCCCATATAGGCAGTCGCTCAAGCATAAAATCGAGTTTGTAATACAAAGTATCGGTATTGCCTTTCTTATCGACAATCTCCTCTTTCCACGATACGAGCAAGCCCCTGTCTCTCGGCGTGAACAGCCAACGATTAAGACCGCAGCCAAGAATTATCCACGTAGCGCCCACCTCCCTCGATTTGCCGATTTGTATAATTCCCCCGTGTGCCATATAATAACTTATTTCCCTGATTTTCCCGTCCTGTGAGTCCCACGTGATAAAAGGCCAGACGCCGTAAGGCCTGATGTTGGGTTTCGGCTGCTCCGTCCATAACATCGTCTTGAAAGTGATGGGCGGCAATACCCTGCACATCTCCACGAAATCGCTGCGTGCCTGCTTTGAAGCACCCGCCAGGTATTCGTGCAGGTCAGCCCTGAACGCCAGGTTCTCCTTCGGATTCAGAGGTATCTGCTGCAAAAACATCTCTGGCGAGAGACTCAATTTTTTTTCTATCGGTATCATAAGCCGCTTCTTTATGAACCACTTCCTTGCTGATTTTCCAATCTTCGGGAAACCTGTTGGCAAGATAAGTAATCAGCATATAACCATTGCCTGGATGCCATTTTTTGAATTTCTTTTTGTTAAATTCTACCCATCTACCATTCTTTTTTTTGTATTCGATTCTCTCCTCCTCGTATGAATAACCTTGTGCCTGAATGAGCATCAGGTGCGCAAGACGTTTTTGTAAACACTCCATTTCATATCGATACCGTTCATCCGCCTCTTCATCTAAAACTGAATGACTTTTGAAAACACTATAACTTTCCACGCCAAACAATCTTCGTATGGTCGTATCGGACAGTCCGAGCCCGGCAAGATTGCCGTAACCGTTCACGAAAGCGTCCTGGTAGAACTTGAATCCCTTCGCTAAAGAGGTATTGTTTCCCGACCCGTATGGAGATGGGACAAATTTTTCCTGTGAAATTTGCCTCACGGGCGGCGGGGGGGGATTTAC